GATTGCACGGTTTTCGTCTTTTATAGGACACTCTGGGGTGAATTTATCACAGTTTTTGACTTTTTCGTCACGCTTTTCGCTATTATCAGGCAAAATTCCACCGGATTGAGTAATGATTTTTTCGGCTGCTTCGAGTTTTGAAATTCCCTGTGATTCCGAGAGGAGACCGATCAGATTGCCTTTGTCATCAGTAGCAAGATCTTTATATAATCCAGTGCTTAAGTTTATAGAAAAAGAGCCGATATTATTATCAATACGAATAGGTGATTTTATCCACCACTCGTTTTTTTCTTCATATCCCTCGGGATCTGGAAATAAATTTTTTATTAAAGTAGCTGATAGATACTTTTCCGCAATTTCGAATTTATTCAACTATTGAAACCCTCTAAATTGATAAATGAATTATACAGCATAGAATAACAATTGTCAAGATTTTAATTTTTATCTTGACATAAAGTGAAAAATAATTTATAATGTTATTATCAATTGAATAATTGAAACCCCCCCCGGAGAGTCAAGTCAGTTCACTCCCTTCTGATTGATTCTTCGGGGCTCCCAGGGTTTTGATAAGTTGATGAGGGTTTTAATTTGAAAATAAAATTTAATAGAAAAATTAATCTAACACCTTTAGATGTTGATTTTATAAATAATCTTTCAGAAAAAATACTATTTCCATCTTTAGAAAACGAAAGAGGGATACCTATCGATCAATATAGAGTTTCACTTTTAGCGGAATTTTCAAAAAATTTCCCAGGCAATGAAATTAAATTTAAAAAAGTGAAAAAAATTATCTTTTATTGTGAGCCTCCACAAATTCAATTTAGGACTATTTAATCATGAGAGAATTACCAATACTATACATAGCCGATATGGTCAAAGCGATTGACGAAGGACGAAAAACTCATACACGAAGGATTATTAAGCCACAACCAATCAGTCCCACAAAAGATGCTTATTTTGATAAATATAATAATGGCCCACAATGGAATTGGTGGACAAAAGAAGGAAAACAATATTTATCTCAAATAATAAAATGCCCCTACCAACCCGGCGATCACCTTTGGATTAAGCAGAATTTCCAGATAACAAAATTCTGTGATAAATTTGTTACTGGAAGTCGTGAAGATGGTTCTCATTTTATTATAAAATTAACAAATGATGAATGGGCAAAATTCAAAAAATGGAAACAGCCCTACGCCAAAAAATCAAAGCTATTTATGTTCAAATCGCTGGCTTATAAATGGATAGAAATTGTCAGCGTCCGGGCCGAACGTTTACAGGATATAACAAAAGACGATATATTAAAAGAAAGTTTAACAGGCGAATATATGCTATACCAAAAATGGATCACATTATGGGATTCCATAAATGCCAAACCAAAGCCCAAAATTTATAAGGGGAAAATACTTCATTATGAATCATACCCTTGGTTCGAAGACGTAGCAGACCGAAAAAAAGTGATTAATGGCAAACCGCATTATTGCTACCCAAATGCTTTCGTGTGGGTATATCAATTTAAAAGGATTGAGAAATGATAATAGCCATAGATTTTGACGGAACGATTGCTAAAACTGAATATCCCAAAATAATTGAACCCATTCCAGGAGCAATTCGAACAATAAAAGATTTATACGATGATGGACATGATTTGATTTTGTGGACATTGAGAGAAAAAGAAAATTTAGAAATAGCCACAATATGGATGTATCAACGTGGCATAGATGATTTTTTTTCTGAAATAAATAAAAATTTACCAAAACATATTGAAAAATGGGAATCAGATCCCCGTAAAATTGCAGCCGATATATATATAGATGATCGGTCAATTGGTTGGACTGGCTGGAAAGCTGTTCGGGATTATTTTTGTTTAGGTGATTGAATTTGGGGGATGAAAATGATAAATAAAAAAAAAATAACAATAAGATTCCTTGCGATAACCATTATTTTAATTTTTATTTTTGGATGCTGGTATGGATTGGTAAATTTAATTATATTAGCTTTTAGGAAATTTACAGGATGAGTACAAAATATAAAGAGAAAGGCAAAAATTACCGAGCCAGAAATAAAAACGATCATGATGATTTTTTCCCAACATATCACGCGCTTACAAGATTATTACTTGATAATTTGGAATTTGATAAAAATGATTCTTTTTTGGAGCCTTGCGCGGGGGCCGGTGATATAATGAAAATATTACTTGAATATGGGTATAATAATTTGACTGGTATTGATATTAACCCTAGAATAAAAGGCATTTTACAGGATGATTTTTTTAAAATTAGTTTATTAAATTTTGACAATATCATCACAAATCCACCATTCAAATTATCAGTAGAATTTTTTAAAAGAAGTTGTGAAATAGCTAAAAATAATATTTGTTTTATTTGGCCCCTTGATTATCTTCACGGTGTTGAGAGATACGATGTAATGTATGAAAATGGTTGCAATGGATTTTATTTAAAAACTTGTTATCCATTTGTACGCCGTCCATTATTCGATGCTCGATATAGACCAGATGGGCCAATGCCAACCGGTGCAACTTCATTTGCATGGTTTCATTTTCAGCATAGATACCAATGGGAACATGGCTTAATAAAACCGCCTGAACTAAAATGGTTACATAACAATGATCAAATGGGCGTACCCATTGAAGTAGATCAAATTATGATGCAAGATTTGGAGGCATAGCATGAATAAATTAAGTATATTATTTAACATGGGATTTTACAAAAGCACAAATTTAGGGCATATCTATATCAATAAAAATGATGATAATATTCTAGCAATGTCCATAAAAGATATTAAAAATATGACCGGACCTGAATTCAAAAAATTCCATAACAATGCAATAGGATGGCTAAGTAAATGAAACTTTCACAAAAAGATCTATTAATAAAAGCAATTCTACTGATAAAAGAAATTAGTAGTAATATATCATCTGGTTATAACAGTGAATTATATTTAAAAATAAAAAAATTTCTTAATGAAAATCCAGTAGAGATAAAATGAAAGTTATATTATATTGTAAAAAATGTAAAAAATATCAGACGTTTGATAATGCGTCTGGCGTTTTTCGTTGTGTTGTTTGTGGAATTGAAGAGTAAAGAAGATCTTGACAATCTCTTCAGTGATGAGGGATTAAAAAAACATTGTCAAGAAATTGACAGCGATAGAGATATAAGGTATATTTATAAAAGCGATAAACCAATAGAAACAATAGCAAGATATTATTTTATTGGCAAAGCTTTACACAAAATTGAAATTATTGGTGATATGAAAAAATCAAAACAATCAATACCGGATACCAATATTAAAAAAAATCCGGAAATAAAAAATGAACAATTAACTTTCTGGGGATAATATGAATTTTCCTTTTAAAAAAGATTTTTGGTATATTATATTAATACTTTTTATTATTTATATTTTATTGGCGTTAATTTTCGGTATTTAAGTTTCATAGATAAAATATTTATCAGCTATTTTCTCAATTTTTTCTGGAAATTTAGGATCAGTAGCATAACCGCATTCAGAAAGTGCTTTCCCATACTCTTCCGCATTCAGGGTGCCCATAACGGGCTTATATCGTTCTTTTGTAGTTAATAACTCAGCATAATCATTAAAAGCGGACTGGATGCTTCTATAGACTTTAAAAGCGTGTGTTTCGTTAACATCTTCACCGTTTTTAACTTCCCATACTTTCCGGGTAGCTATATCACCGGTCCAGGTAGAAGATTTTTTAATATTAAATATATTATTTGTTTCAATTTTTTCATCGCCGGGAATTTTATAACCTTTTAAAATACTTTTTCCCCATCCACTTTCCAGGGCAGCATGGGCCAATACTCCGGACGCTGGAAGATCATATTTTTCCTCTACTTTTTCAGCCATTGGCCCGAATTTTTTAACAAATTCTTGGACTTTTTTTAATTTTGACTTAGTTGTAATCTTGACAAAACTATCACCGATAATGCCCCGTTTTATTTCTTCTTTTTTTATGGCCGCATCATTATCGGCTTTTTTTGCGGCCATTTTTATTTTACCAATCGTAAAGGCTCCTGCAGATAATCCCCCCAATCCCAAGAGTGTAAAAATGACATGGAAAATGCGATCAATGGTAATAGTAGAAAGGATTTTTTCGTAATCATTTAAAACCTCCGTCATAAGAGGAATGTATTTTAAAATAGGGGATAGCACATAGAAAAAATATGGTAGCACAACGGTAATAGCGACAAATGTAAAAAGACCTATAGAAACTTTTTCTTTTAAATAATTGTGTTGCGATTCCTGGACTTTTAATTTTATTTCGTTTTTATGTTTTATTGTATCGGTGAATTTTCCGGCTATTCCGGTAATTCCTTTTAAAATATTTCCTATCATAGATAATCCTAAATTATTTTCAATGCAGAAAGCGCACCGATAATAGCAATAATTATACCTAGGATAATATTAAAAGTCCTAGCGGTTGTCCGGATTTTAATTATTTCATTTTCGTTGTCTTCTGTTTTTTGGGAAACGTCTGGGAGTTTTTCAAGTTCCCCTAATCTTTTATAAAAATCTTCGTGCTGTTGGAAATTATTTTTAAGATTTGATTTTATATTATTTTGCCTTTCAGTAATAATACCTAATTCAATATTAATTTTTCCGTTATCCTTCTGAAAATCTTCAATTTTATTATTTAATTTTTCTATTTGATTAGTTATCTGTTTCAAATCGTCGTGTATTTCAAGCTTAAATGATAAAAGAAGCTCTTTAAAAACTTCCATTTCGCTGGGAGGCATATACTAAATTATAGTATTTTTTTCAGGTTTTTACAAGTTTACTTTCGCAATACTTTCTATTGATTGATTCTTGTAATTCATCTCGCATTTTATCAATTTCTTTTAATCGTTGATAATGCGGACATTTTTTAAATTCGCGATTAATGCAAAGATTTTTCATCTCTTTTCGCATTTCGCAGATATGAAGACAGAGTTCACTCATAATTTTCCTTAAAAAACGGAACGAGTAAATTTGACTATGACTCGCTCCGTTCATCACAAGTTTTTATTTTGCCTTTCAGCTTTTACGGGAAATCCCCGTTGATATTTTAAACCTATTTTTAACGACTCCGTTCTAAAACATAATCCGAATTTTCGTAATAATCCTGTTCGTATAATTCTTCCGCTATCTCTTTTTCAAAATCTTTTTTATATTTTTCAAAATATTTCTGGGGAACATCTAGCCAGTATTCATAAAACTGGACCTGTATTTTATCAATATCTGGTTTACCATTGGCAATCGTATATTCGATTCGCATTGGGTAGTCTGTTTCGGTTTTATAGATCATTTTTCTTCTGGTCAAATATATATTTTAGCGCTGCTGTGAGGGCTTTTTGTTTTGATTCTGAACCTTTTTTAAAATAAAAAAATTCTGTTTTATAAGTTTTTTGATTAATTACACAATAACAGTTATCTGGATATAAAGGATAAATTATAAAATTTTTTTTATCATTTATTTCCCACATAGCCTTAAGAAGTATTACTAAACTAAAATTATCATTTCCCTTTTCTTTAGGATATATCCCATCAAAAGCAATATCTGATAAGTCACAAGCCCATCTCATAAAATCTTCCGACTTTATTTCACAATTACACTCATCCGGAAGGTTATCACAGTCCGGACATCTGCCGCCATATTTTTTAGTCATTTACTCTTTATTTTCATTTACACAATTAATGCATTCGAAACCTGGGCCAATTTTCTCTACATGGACATGACACCCCATTATAGCACCCAATTTTTTAATTTGAACAGCATGGTCCATGCACACATCTACTGGACCAGTAGCCCAATGAGCCCGCATAATTGCGGGATATTTAATTTTCTTTTTATTTTTAGTTTTAATTTTCATTCTCCGCTCCTGTCACTCTCTAAGTATTTACGAAGATAGCTTTTAAAAAAAGCGATCTGGAAACTCTGATTCGCAGAACTCGGGAGGAACCAGATCGCAATATTTACCCTTGCTATCAAACATTAAGGAATAAATCTAGTATGTCTTATAATAGTATTTGGATGCGGTATCAACCAAATGCTAAATTTGAAAATTCTCAAATCAATAACATGACACACGCCAAATAAATATAATAATTTTTGCTCATATTTAAAAGCATTTTTTCTAATTAAAAATATTTTCATAAAAACTCTTGAAATATTTAATATGGAAAAATTACTTTATCGCTCTCGTTATCTTCCTCACGGGTCATAACCTGGTCGCGGACTACGACATACTCAGTGTTTTGATAACGGTATAGCTGGCAGTGAGTTTCGGCTATAAGACAGCCGTCTTTTTCCAATTCTTTAAGTGTAATTTTATTTTGTTTCATTGTTTTGCTCCTGGTTATTAGTTTAATCTAAATCAATTACTTCTAACGTGCAATCTTCCATTTTGCTTAATAACTCTTTTGCACTTTCCAAATCAATGCAGGCAATAGCACTCTTGCCGTCTGTTATATCGTAAACAATTGATCCGTCGCTTAATGTTACTGGGTTAATTTTCCACATGTTAACTCCTTGATATTATTTTAAATCAGCCGGGGTTTTTGGCCCCGGCTTTGTTGTTAGTCAGCCTTTCCAGCTTTCTTCATATCCCATTTTTTTGGCTATTCTATCAGCTAATTTTTTAAGCTGTATATCAACTTTTTCAATTTCTTTTTTTGTCATTCCTTCAATCTTATATTCATCGTCACACCAATAGCCTCTACAAATTGCAATTTGATCCATAATTAAATCTTGTGCTTTTTGTTTTGGTGTTATTTTTTTATCTTTACAATCTGTAATCATAATGTATCCTTAATTACACACGCAATATTGATCATAAAAATCAACAATCTCAACTTTTGTTTTTGTTGTGGTCTCGTGGATATCTAGTATAGTAATATACTTATATCCAATTGTATCCAAAAACATCCCAGGTGCGATTTGCGCTTCAGGGATAGCCGCATACTTGTCTTTAATTTCTTGTTTAATTTGTTTGATAGTTAATGTTGACATAATGTATCCTTAATGTTTGATATACTAATTATACTCCATTATCGGCCATTTGTCAAGAAAAAAATTAAAAAAATTAGAAAAAAGTGCTTTTTTGTGAAAAAATAGCTATATTCCCGGTTCCCAGCTTAAGTTAATTTTATTAGTATGTAAATAATCAAGGAAATTACTTACAGCTGGTTCGATTTCTTTTTTTTTACAGCTATTTATAGTTAGAAATTTATCTACAATATGTTGTATATCCGCTGGGGATACAATGGCACTGGGATCAATCTCTGCAATTAATTCGCCCTCAGTTGACCATATTTGTTTTATTAGACGAATTGGGGAATCTTTACCGTTTCCATACCTGGTAAGATCAGTCTCAATGACTTGTGTTAATTTTGCGCCCATAATTAATTTTGCTCCAATTCAATCGATTCCGGCTCTTTTTCGTTATCCATGGCTTTTTTGAGAAGGCGACGGATGATATGAGATTTTTTCCTATCCTGTTCTGTGGCTTTTTTATCAAGCCATTCATTAAGTTTCGGGGAAATTACAGCGGCAATTGTTATGTTCATGATATATCCTTAAGTTTTTATTAATTATAATCCATTGATTTTAATTTGTCAAGTAAAATTAGTTAACTTGATTTATTTTATTTTATCTATTATAATTAAGGTATGAAAACAAATTATAAAGCTATTGGCGAAAGATTACAAATTATAAGAGAGATTTTGACTTTATCACTATTGGATACTGAAAAGAGATTTGGTGATAATTTCGCAAGAAAAATGGTCGGATACGAGGCTGGCGACGAAATAGAAAAAACAGAATTAGTAGCCCTTTGTGATTTTTACGAAGGTATAGCAAAAATCAAAAATTTACGTCACAAGGTAAATGCAAAATATCACGATGTTATTAAATATGGAGACGTTAAAGAATATAAAAACATTCTCTCATTACATATTCAGAAAATCATAATCGAAAAATCCTATAAAAAAACCGAATTAGGTAGAATACTTCAAGTATCAGGCGATACGATAACAAACTGGATTAATGGCAAGACATTACCCGTTAAAAATAGTTCTAATGAAACAGATTACCAACTGGCGAAAACAATTGAAACTACCGTTGGAACCGTTCATTTATTAATCGATAAATCAAACCTTATTAAATAACCGCTTCTTTAAAAACCTCAGTCACAGACGATACATAGAGTCACAAATAATCCGTTTATCATTTCTGTATCTAATTTCGTGACCGGCGGTTACAAAATTTACACAAATGGGACGACAAATTTAATAAAAATTATCCCCCAAAATCTATATCAAAACCTAAACTATAATATAGTAGAAACACCCCTATATAATAAATAATAAAATAAAATAAAATTTATTTATTATAGAGAGAGGGCTTGTGACTGTGTAGTCCTAATAACCGCATATATACTTGTGGATACGTATATAGACTTTTCATTGAGATCACACATAGAGGGGCATATTTTTCTTTAAAAATACGTTCTCTATGGGGGGGGTATATATTACGGTGGATTCGGTGTTTTTCGGTCACAAATCATTATCTTGACAAAACACCTCCTTGGGATTATAATACAACTATCAACTTATCAGGTGGAGAACTTGGCTAAGAAAAAAAAACTCACTATTAAAGAAACTCTTTTCGTCAAAATATATCTTGGCAATTTTTTCAATGCTGCCGATGCAGCCAGGAAAGCCGGGTATAGTTGTTCGGAAAAATCAGGATATGAAAACCTCCTTAAACCTCACATCAAAGAGGCTGTCAAAAGTACCATCGATGGCTTTGTAAAAAAGTCAGACGATAAGATCGCGTCAATAATCAAGTCCTGCCAAATAAGAGCATTTTACGATATTGACGATATCCTTAACAAAGACGGTCTTTTGGTAAAACCTCTGGCCGAACTCGGAGATCTAACCCAAGTGATCGACGGCATAGAAAAGACGCCTACAAGATACGGTAATAAAATTATTTATAAATTAGCAGACAAGGAAAAAAATAAAGAACTCCTGGGAAAGTACTTGTCAATGTTTTCGGACCGCCTGGAGGTCACAGGCAAAGACGGGGAGCCGCTTCCGGGAGTGATGATCGCGTTGCCGGCAGGTCATTTCAAAAAATAAACTTTAATTTTTTTCTTGACAAAAAATAGATTTTAAGTTATAATTTATTTATTGAGGCCCTGGCATGAAAAAAGCATCCATTGCCCGTAGTGGCAGCATTTCCCAGGGAGTTTGACTAGGCGGAAATTCCAACACAAGTTAAATGGGTGGATGCCTCAATTTTATTAAACATATCGAGGAGATCGTATGTCAGAAGAAAAAATAGCCCCCTGTGTGAATGTTGAGTGTCCGAATTATACCGAAAAATGGCCCCTCAATTGTGGCCTCGATTTAGGCCAAAAAATCAAGAAATGTAATACTTATATGCAGTCCAGACCAAAACGCCCGATCACGGTACAGGAGCTTTTTGAGGCCGGGGCGTTGTTTGTCAAGGGACCAAACGAAGGATTTTATATAATAACGGTGTTTTCGATTAAAAACGAAGCCATTGTTTTTCATGATCAAGGTAAGGTTAAAATATCAGAATGTATTGATAAAGGTGGCCAATGGACCGCCGACCGGAAAACCTGGCATGATTTTTTAGTGGAGGATCAGCATGGACAATAAGCAAGAAAAAACATCAAATATTTTAAAAGAAATCATCGATTCATACGCAAGCGAAAAAATAATATTTTTCCAATTTATCAGTGAGAAGAAACTACAAGGTGAGTTTATTAAATATTGCGCTGAATATACCAAAAAAATGAGCGTATTAAATTCTGGGTATTCTGATAATGACTAATCTCGTACCCCTTAATCCAGACGGTACAATACCCAGATATTTGGTAGAATATCATTCTTTTTATGGGTGTCTTATCAGGATGACAAAAATAGCAAGAGAAGCCATGATTAATTTTGGTATTATGCTCGGACGATCTACTATGATCGCAGCATCAAAATTTGAAGAAAACATCTATAGCAATCGTGCCAGTGCGGAATCATTAGCTGAAAATTGTAATTATAAAATAGCAAAGAGGATCAATAATGCATAACTTCAAAGACATAACATTCCCCGATTCCGACGGCGAAAACGTTCTGGAATCCATCGGTATTAATAACGATATTCATACCGAACTATTCACAAAATTTATGACAGCCGCTAAAGGCATAGACCAAAAATCCCGTATTGTTAAACACATTATGAATACACAAGAATTCACCGACGAGGAAATGAAGCTGATTTTTCTTCTGGCGTATGACCGGGCTGCTAACATTATCCAGGAGACGGCGGAGAAGACATTTAAGAAATGAGAAAAGTAATACCAAATAGAGAATTCGTCCCTGAGCGTATTTATATCCAAAGGGATAAATTTATTACAGTATATTCAATTGGGAAGGAAATTAGCGCTCTTGATTGCGAGTATGAAACCGGTGCCAAATTATTTGAATTTGAATTACCAACCAAAGAAGCTGCTGAAATATTTATGAATGACCTTTATTATGGCGAATATACGGGCGGATGATGGTATTTGATTTGTGATCCATAATATCATAGTCCCCGCATTTTTTGCGCTATATCTGCATGTAGCGCAGCCGATACATCCTCTTTTTAAGCCACTCAAAAAACGATATTATTTTTTCTGGGGAGGCCGGGGGTCAGGAAAATCATATCAGGTAGCGGATTATATTATATCCGAAATGCGACGCGGTGTTATCCGGGTACTATGCGGGCGTGAAATTCAGAAATCAATAAAACAGTCGGTACAAGCATTAATCAAAGATCGTATCTATGATCTGGACTTATCAAGAGAATTCAAAATAACAGCAACCGAGATTAAACATAGCGGGGGATCTGAATGCTATTTTATCGGTCTCCAAGACCATACTGTTGATAGCATAAAATCATATCAGGGAATCGATATTTTTTGGGGAGAGGAAGCGCATGCGTTTACCAAGCATTCGCTATCAATTCTATTGCCAACAATCCGAAAAGATGCGGTTATTTTAAAGAAAAAAACTGGCAAAAAGATAACATACGATCCACAAAAACATAGATTCGAACCTGGCGATATTGTCATAAAACAACCATCGCATTTTATCTTTACATATAACCGGTATATGGAGAGCGATCCAATCCATATCTATGCCCGTCGAGAGCTAAAATCAAGCAAAAAACGCGAATACAAATTAAACAAGAAAAAACAGCCTCTTGAATGGACCGAGTTTACCGGTCCGGATGCGGAGGGGCTATTTATCAATGCAGAGGGAAACCAGCATTTCCCGGCAGTACTCGAAAAACAAAGAATCAAGGATTATGCCGACAATCCCGAAGAGGCCGCGCATATCTGGGGCGGTGAACCGATAGGACAGGCAGCATTTGCTATATTTTCCCGCCAGGTTATCCGGGACGCTATTAACCGGTCAATTGATATCGGGCTTTATGGCAGGACATTTATCGGTATCGACGTTGCCAGGTATGGCGATGATAGCACGGTTATGTACAAGCGTCGGGGAAATAAGGTCCTTGAACGGCTTGTATTTAAAAAGCTTTCAACCGTAGAAATATATCAAAAATCTATAGAATTCGCTGACTTTGACAAAGAGGTCCAATTTAATGTTGACGATACCGGCGTAGGAGGAGGCGTTACTGATCAACTGGATGCTAACGGCTGGCGCGTTAACGGCATAAACTTTGCCTCAAATGCCGGCAATCACGAAAAATACGATAGCATTATCGCGGAGATGATTTTCAATATCAAGGATAAAATCGACGAAATTGACATGCTCGATATCCCAGAATTGACAGAAGAGCTAACCATGCGGACCTGGTATCTTACAAAAAAAAATAAACGGGCGGCAGAAGGTAAAAAGGATTTCAAAAAGCGCTTGGGACGCTCCTGTGATGATATGGACGCTTTTATGCTCGCATTCCATGACCTGGATGAAGGCGGCGCGGCAGAGAATCTTGGCAATATCACATAAAAATTTTTATATTGACATTATGATTATTTTGGGTTATAATTAATTTTAAAATAATGATAAATTTTTTGGAGTAATTATGTCCAAAGAAATGACACGAGAACCAGATTCCAAAGGCGTTCTAAATGTTTATGCGGAAGAAACGGAAACAGGGGCAGCGAATGGAACCTGGATAGAATTTCCTCGCAATAGTAAATTATCCGTACTGATATTTTCTACAGGTACCGCAAAGGTCCAAATAACTAATACAAAATTATCTAATGTTCAAGCCGATACGGTCCCCGCTAATTCAATAATCGATTGGGATAATGGCGCTGTAGTATCCGGACAGGCTGTGATCGAAGTTTGTTCAGCTTATCGGCTTGTTAGTATTTCCGGTGATTCTGAACTTTATGGATATGCTACTAAAATTACAAATTGATGAATTTTTTTCGTAGTATTTTTCAAAGTAATTTTAAATCTATTTTTAGTTCGCTTATTTCTTATTCGCCATTTACCAGTAAAGCGTCTGGTAATTGGAATTCAGCTGGAAATACAACATGGGTAGAAGATGGATTTCCGGAGCATGGCGATACCGTTACAATATTAGCGACTCATATTATAACACAAATCATAAATGAAGCCTGTAGAAATATTACAATTAATGCAACCGGTAAACTGGATATAGCTACATTTAATAATATAATTACTGATTTTCTTAATATATCAGGAATTTTAGAAATTGCTACTTCTGCCGATTTAGGGCTTTACGCTAACGGAATATTTTTTGTTGCGGGCTCAACCGGGGATTTTCAAATAGATAGCAAAATCAATAATAGTGGTAATTTATCTATAGCGAATGCAAATATATTTACGACAAAAAGAAGTGCAATATATACTCAAATAGGAAATGGTAATCTAGATAATCCCGATTCACAAAACTTTTTTTATAGTTTTATTATTAATGCAGGTGTGACAGCAACATTGACAGGAAATTGTAGAGGTTGTGACGGCTCGTGTGATAAAACAATTATTAATGGAGAGATCAATACTGGTGTATATAGTGCCTATATAGGAGGTAATAATATATTTACCTTAGGAGTTAATTCAGAATTTAGTGGTGCCGGTAATCTAAAAATAGCTATTGCATCAGGAACTACAATCACTAATAATAAAGTGGGAGCTTTTTTATTTACTGGAGACGTAGAAATTAGGGGCGGTGCTGATACTAGATTATTACCTGCTATGGATATATCAAACGGCAATTTAAAAGTAGAGAATCTAGTTGATTCAACTACTTTTATAACTATACCAGAAGCAGGAACTCATAAATATATTGACTTTGAAATTACTTCTGATAACTCAGGTGTAACTGCTACAATGCTCAATAGTACCAATAATCCATCTTTTGAATTTTCTGGTAGCATAAATTTAAACAATGGTCCAGGAACTTTAACAACTGTTTGGACTAGAGGGACAGGTACCATAACATTGTCTGGTGGAACCGCTAACTTTGATCCTGATAGTCAAACAATAGAAAGACTTATAGTTATCGGCTCTACAAAAACAGTTATAGACGATTTCACAACCGCAAGTATGTTAGTATCTGGGACGCTGGATATAAATAGTATCGGAACTATCGTTGTAGAAGGCGATCTTGATGGAGACGGAACTATAACGAGCCCCACCCCTGTTAATTTAACAGTAAATGGGAATAATAATTTTACGGGTACCCTGACAAACGTTACAATTGTTTAGGATGATGAAAAGCTCTCAATATTGACTTTTATCCTTATTTCGGCTATAATTGAACTTATAGATTAGGAGTAACTATGAAAAAATTAATTTTTATTTTTATGGCAATTCTTATGTTGTCAACTATTGTTTACTCTCTTAATCAGAATCAGAATCTAAAAACAACCGATGACAATTATCAAAGCATCCAGTCAGAAATGATTTTGGGCAGTAATGATAATAATTTCGATTGTTTAATTGTTGAGCTTTTTCATTATGAAACTAGTTTTCATTGTCTGGGTAATTCGATTAAAGTGATTTCTGATAGCATAGATGATAAAAGCATAACACCGTTGCACATTTACGGTTTTGCTTGATCTATAGATTATGAGCTTGAAGGGATCAATAGTTAAGGCTATAAAATCCCTTCAATGATTTATTTACGGCGTGGAGAACGTTGATTTTAAGCTTCTCGAATGTGGAGAACATTCAAAACCTAGTTATTTTTTTGGGGGAAATAGTGGGAGAGTCAACCGACGACGCTAAATTCATACAACCAACTAGAGAAATTTATCAGCATACCAATCCTATTATTGAGCGTTTTAATAACGTCACAAATACTACCACTTTAACAGCATCCGCCGCCAGAGATACTAAAGTTTTATCTTTAGTCAGCGTTACCGGTGTGTCAGTCGGTAGTCATATAATTTTATTTTCTACGGCTAATAATCAATTTATGACAGCCTCTGTAGTATCAATTGATACTCTTAATATAACATTGGATCGTCCTCTTGATAGTGATTACCCCTCCGGTTCTAATGTTGATATTGCAATAACTAACATGAATGTTAATGGATTGTCAACTCCTGTCATTTTTGGATTGAGGGGTACAGGCATACCAACTGGTATACAAAAAACCGTAGAGATTACCAGAATTATAATGATGTGTCAAACTACCGGTGTCGGCGATCTATCAGAATTTGGAGATATTGCCGTTTTAACGAATGGCCTTCAAATGCGTAAACGAAATGATACATGGAAAAATGTTTTTAATGTCAAAACCAATGGAGAAATTGTAGGAACTGGTTTTGATTATGATCCATATCAAGCAACAAACCCAATACAAGGGATTAATGGTTTTGGCGCTCGGATTACGTTTGGCGGTGATGAAAAGATGGGAACTATTTTTGAATTGCCACTTGGCGAAGATGTGGAATTCTTAGTTCAGGACGATTTAACCGCAATCTTAAAACTTGAAATTACAGCAGAAGGGCGGGAATCATTACTTTGAAATTTTTTGTAACCGATAAAAAATTAAAAGCTATTGTCAAAATCCAAGCCACAGAAGGGCAGAAATCTGAACTTGAAATGGATAGTTTCTTAACCGGTACCGCTGTCAATGGAAAAGACGATGGATGTGATAATAAATATAAAACTTATGGCACCCAAACAACTGCAATTTTCCAAAAATATCAGGGTAAAGCAAGTCTCGGTAATTGGCAGACACGAGCTTTAGTTGATACCAGGACCGCTTTTATTTCTGGAGAAGGATTGAGCGTACATGCAAGCGACAATAAATTATCTGTCTGGATTGAAAAATTTCTATTATTCAATAAGCTAAAAGGCTCTCGATTTTTTGATTTCGTCAAAGCCGGAGAAATGACTGGAAAAGGGCTTTTTGTCCTGACACCTGTCAAAGAAAAACAGCAAGTAATTATTAAACGAATCCCTACTGAATACGAGGGCGGTAAAAAAATGGTCGCCTCTCCCTATGATATATCAGATCCCAATACCCGCGTAGACATAAAACTTGATGACAAAGATCTCGATGAAAAGAACTTTGAATATGTGAAACTAGCCGGCTTGCCTTGTGAATATAATGAAACCACTACAAAAATCGGATTAGCATTAAATCACTGTGATAATTATGATCGTGGTATGAACGCCATGCGTAAAAATAATCATCTTTTTGGAAAAATTACTCCGTTTTTTGAATGCCAAGATGATGCAACTGTTGCCAAGATTGCCAAAATCATTAAAAATGGTTGGCAGATTGGTAATGCTATAGCAGCCAAAGCTAAAATGTTTATGGTAGTGCCGGAACTTGGCGCTATGGACAATATCAAAGCCGAACAATTAACGCTTGCTAAAGCTATTAGTTTTTTAACCGGTATTCCTGTCCATTGGTTGGGCCATGTCGATGCTATGTCGAATAGATCCACAGCCGAAACGCTTTATGAGACTATCAATAATGGCACAGTAAACGAGCGATCTATCTGGAGCGAGTCTTTTTATGAGATTATTTTAAAAGCACAAGAGATCGCAATTAACGCCGGATTCAAGGACGCGCCAAAAACAGTAAACGCAGATTTTGAAGTTACGATTCCCTTGGTCCCTTTTACTCGCATGTTACAATATGTACAAGCATTGTCATTGGCGTTTAATGACGGCGCCATATCATTGGCGGATTATACAAATATGTTGCCAGGAGTTGATCCCTTCCGAGTTAAGCAAAATAAAGAAGAGGAAGCCGCCGCAGAGGCCAAAGCAACTGAGACATTAATTAATAAAACTAAATTACAAAATCCTGAGGAGGACAAAGACGATGGAAAATAAAAACGACAATAAAAAACCTAAGGCTGAAAATAAAAACGACAATAAAGAACTTAATAAAAAAAAGTCCGTATCTGTCGTTGACGAAGTAAAAAGAACCAAGACTATTACTTCAAAACAACTTGGAGCTTATCAAAAAGCAACCAAAGGTAAAGCAATTGTGCCTAAAGCTAAAAAAAATAACGGTAACTAATCATGAGCTATTTTGATACATTAAATCGTTTTCGGGTTAAGATTAGCCAGAGCCCGAAAACGATCACTTTAACCAGTGTTAACCGTTTTAAAAAATGTCCTAAAAATAAAATTAAGGCAAAGCTAAGAAAAGACGGGAAAATTTCCGTTACTACTGATTACGCTAAATATAAAAAAGTAAAAGAAAAATTCGGCGAACTTTTGACGGAGGTCAAGAATGATTGTGAGAATCCAGGCAACGGCGGCAGTACTAACATCGGACGAAATAAAACAAGCGGTTCCAGCGAAAGTAATGACGGAACTAAAAAAAAAGGATTCGGCTCCGCTGTTACAGGCATATTCCATAGTCCAGGAAGGGATAAGTCGGCCCCGGATGGTAGGGGAGAAACAAGCGACTCTGATCCAGTGGCCCCGAAAAATAGTTGAATTAGCCGGTCAAGTAATTAATCGCGGTTTACAATTTTTCAAAAAACATAACGCGGATAATTCGACCCAAAACCGTCCCTCTTTGGGGGAAGTTGTCGGAAAGATAACAAAAGAAATCGGTGGCAAGTTACATCAAATCGTTGTGGGATATTTTCCCAATGAAAATGATACCATCGATTGTGACGTTTGCTCAATAGAGGCGGACGCAGTTTTACAGAGTGATGATAGTAATAATCTTATTGCTCAGGCTATTACCAAATTAACTGGTATAGCACTTGCAAATTCAAAGGATGAGACGCCGGGATTCCCTGGAGCGATCAGGCTTGGAAAACTTCAAGCTTTTGAAGATCCAGATGATCCGGACAATCCAGAAGGCAAGAAAAAATCAAAACAAAGGAAGGAGATTCCCATGACATTTGAAGAAGTAAAAAAATATATTATTGAGCATAATGTATGGCCCAATCAATTATTTACCGAAGACGTAATTATAAATGATCGGGTTTTAGGCAAAGTGTATACAGAGCGCGATGCTATAAAAAATCAGTTTACGGAATTGGAAAAAACAAATAAACAACTTAAAGAAGATGGAGAAAAAATACAAAAAGACGCCCTTAAGACTGGCGCAGAAGCACGATTTAAAAAATTATTTCCCGAAGGTACTACAGATAAACAAAAAGAATTTCTCGAAAAAAGATTTAATCCTGAAAAAATCGAGGACCTGTCAGACGATGGTCTGAAAAAAATTGTAGATTCTAGACTGGAAGAGTTTAAGGAAATGGCTTCTATTTTTGGTGATCCTAAAAAAGTTGATCCCGTCAAGAAAAAAAATGACGACCCCGCAAAAACTGAGGATGAGAATATTAGTGATGTTGATAAAGTTGTAAACGACATTACAGAAGAAGAAAAATAAATTTAAAGGGGGGCAAAAATATGCCTTTAGTATCAAATCAAACAAAAATTGTAGATCTTAGATCTGCTGAGTATATCCCTGCCATTATTACCGCCGCCGCAGCCGCTTATGACGCGGGCGACATGGTGCAGGAAGAGGAAGCAGCCGGATTCGTTTTAACCGACGTTGCGAGCGGTGCCAAATATTCTTTAATTATTAAGGCCGACCAGGTAAGAGCATTAAAAGTTGCCGAAGCTATCGACGCGGGCGATGATGTCTATTATGATCTGTCCGCAGAACTCTTCACGAAAGTAGCAACCGATAATGTTCTTTTGGGTTCCTGTTTGGAAGATGCAGCACTTGGCGATGATGATGTCTTAATGACATTTGACGGTCGCTCCAAAACGTTAGTATAATCGAAGAGGAAAATAACTATGGACAATAAAAAATTATTTCAATTAGCAACTGCAGCTTATAGGGATGATCCTTATAGCATTAAACAAAAAAACGGTGAAGATATCATTCTGGACGGTAAAAGCCGTGCAATGGCATTGAATCGCAGTATTCAGGCATTCATGTATCGGGCCGCTCAAAAAGTAGGTCAAACTAAAATACAAGCTTTCTCCGGTTCATCTGATCTGGCAACTCTGACAAAGAATGTTTTTAACGTTACCATGCAAGTGGCTAACTACGATCTTCTTTGGCAAGATGCTTTTCGCGGAGTTGAACTCCAGCAAGGCGAACTTGCATGGGAAATCGCAACCGTTGACAGTGGTTTAACTTTCAAGGAAATACCCGAGGGTGGCAAAATCGAATATGCCGGAATCGGTGGAGAAAAAGTAACCGTTGAAGTTGTGAAATACGGAGCCGGTCTAGGTATTACCTGGGAAACCATTGAAGGGAAAAAATTATATCGTTTCGTCGAACAGATGGAAGATGCTCGTTCGAAACTATATAATCTTTGGGCTAATATCCATTATGGTCTATTGGCCGCTGCAGGTCTACTGAATCAGGTTACGTGGCAGGGGATTGTTACCGATACCGTTCTTAGCCGGGACGTTGCGACCTTAAATCAGGGTGCCTTCGAATTAACGGACGGTACAAAAGACAAAGGTTATGGGGATACAGCAAACGCGCAATTGCTCATTTATTGTAACCCTAAAATCAAAGGGCGAATAAATGCGGCTTTACGTGTGACATCTGCCGAGATTAACATGGGCCGTGAAGCGGGCGCATCTGGAACAAAATCAGCCGCGGGTATTGTTGATTACAATATTGAACCCAAATATACCTATAATTCAAATATTCCGTCAACTGAAAAAGCTCTTCTGGTATTGCCTAAAAACAAGATCCAGAATGCAGCCTATATGCAGGAACGGATTATGACCCGTGAAGAGCAAGAGTCACTGAACCAACTGAAAGCGGTATGGACTGCTTTTGGCGCAACCGTTGCGGACACCGATCAAGTTTTCGAATTGGCGTTTTCATAAGGTTTGCTATTATGGCGTTAGTCGTTGGCACTAATAGTTGGATCTCTTTAGCGGAGGCGGAAACATATTTTTCTGAAAGGATAGAAGCCGATCCCTGGGATGATCTCCCGGATGATGCTACCAAAGAAAAATATTTAATTTCGGCCTATCGCTGGCTGTTCTACTATACGGGGATTACTGCCCCAGCTAGTGCCGACGAAGACGCTGTAAAATACGGACAAGCAGAGGCGGCCCTATTTTTGATCTCGTTTTATGATGAGAGAAATAATAGGGACGCTCTCTATTCGTCCGGTGTTAGAGATTTCACGAAATCGAAATGGAAAGAAACCCTTGAACAACAAACATTACCCGAAACCATTGTTAATTATTTTGAAAATGTCGGTTATTTTGACGGTGGCGAAGCTGCCATGGTCACGGTATCCGATGATAACGACTGTTATTAATGGCCAGAGGTAAAAAAGCATCCCCTATCGATAGGGATCTTTTCAAAAAAAGTAGAACGTTAAATTCTAAACTTTTCAAACTTGAAAAACAGCTTGACAAAGTTTTACAGTCTACTGTCTTGGCACCAAATAGAACGGCCTCATATTGGAGGGGTGTTAAGAGAGAAGTACGGTCTATTTATAACGATATGGAAAAAGTTTATAATCAATGGACTATCAACAACTTACCAACGGCTTATCAAAAATCTATTTATTTAGAAGAGCGCAAGATCCGCCGGACTGTCAAGGCTTACAACAAAACAGCAAAAAAAACAGCAACCGAATTTATAAAAGGTCAATATAGTCGTGGAGTTACTAGCGCTTTAGTCGATGATTCCATAAGAGATTTTACCCGAGCCTCTACCCTGGGAGAAAAAAATGTCAATCGTTATTTATCAGAGGCTCGGAAAACAACCAATAATTTATGGCTGGCCGGTGAAGATATAACCGGCTCAAATATGATTAACGCAATGAAGGCAAATCCAGCCAATAAAAAACTTATCAAAAATATGCTTAATTCTCAGTATTTCCAGGTTATCGATAAAAATGGCAATCCCCGCAATTATACTAATCGCTATTATGCCGAAATGGTCCAGCGTGTTAAATGGCATGAAGCACAGTCCGCAGCGGTCCGGGGTGTAGCTGCAAATTATAATACAGATTTAATTCGGGTTTCCGCGCATAATACCACAACGGAAATTTGCCAGCAATATGAGGGCATGGTTATGAGTTTATCTGGGAAGAGTAAAGAATTTCCGGTTGCGGATCAGGTTCCTCCGTATCACGTAAATTGTATTCATTTTATTACTGTCGTTTTTGAAGAGACGCTTAAAGCGACCGGGACCGAAAAAGGATTTATAGAATTTGGCAAAGGTCAAACAAGTAAACCGCCGTTTCCGGATACGTTCGTACCTGTTACGGAGAGGGCGGCGGCATGAGCGTATATTATACTGATTCTATTTCCTGGACATCACTTACCCAAACAGAGAATGGAGAAGAATCCGGGACACCCGTTACTATTGCATGCAGGATTGAAGATACCAATAAAGTTTTAAGCGGTCCAGACGGAAAAAGTATCAAAGCCAATTCGTTAATTTTTGTCAGTGTATCCAATGATATCAAAAAAGGAGATACTGTAAAAATATTGGCTATCCGAGGACGTACACCTGCAGATACAACAAAAGAATATCAGATCCGGCAGATTATGAGTAATGAGGGTTTTGGCGTTGGCGAATGGGAGTTTTATATCTAATGGCTAAACGGACAGGGTTTTTAATTAAAGATAAATTACGCCTAAAGGCTCTAAATAAAGTTTCACGTGAAACCGCCATAAAATCGCGTGAAAAAATAGCTTTGGCGATGCTTGATTTTATGGTTAGTGGTTCTCCAAAATCGTCTGCCACCGCTCCGATAAGATGGGGTGTATTGAGAGCCTCGGCTTCTGTTTTTGTTGGTAATAAATTAATAGCATTATCCCCTAATTTACCGTCCGAAGGAAAAGCCACTCCAAATAAAGAGTATAACGGAAAAAGAACACGGATTACAGTCGGCTTTAATACCCCGTATGCAAGTAGTATGCATGAGGGTAAAAATAAAAGAGTTGCAGAATTTAGCCCTGGTCCTATTTCGGTTCAATCTGGCAATTCTAATCCTGGAAATCAATGGGTGACTGAACATCTGAAAAAAGACGGTCAAGATTTAATGAAAGTAGCTTCCAAAATTTACAGGAAAAAATTTTAATGGTTTACAACTTTAGAGCATGGCTTAAAGCTCAATTCCCGAGTCTTGAAATACCTAGTAATGGATTTCAGACGGGAACAGCCGACGAAGCGGTAGATATAAATGAGGGCGCGGGAGACGATCGACCTTTTTTTGACCGTCAAGATTCTGTTATACAATTTGTTAGCAGGGCTCCGACAAAACCAAAGGCCCGTGCAAATGCTATGGATTTGTATAATTATATGCGGAAGCGCTACGGGGGATGTGTATTTCCGGCGGTAACAGTGGATAGCGTTGATTATCCCGAAGTTACCGCCTGGGCGATCCGTCCCGTAAATAAACCCCAGTATATCGGGGATACTGATAACGGAAATCATCTATTTTCGTTTTCGGTCGATATAACAACGACAATGACAAATTTACAATAGGAGGCTCAAATGCCTGGAAAAAATATTATATCAAATGGAACTGGTTTACTACTCGGCCCCCTAGGTCAGTGTAAAATCGGTTTTAAAGGATGGGATCTCGGAAAAACAACCGAAGAGACCATCTTATCAAAAGAGGAAGATCGCCTTGATGTGCTATACCAGCAAAACGGATCAAAACCGGCGGATCATGTATCGACCGGGACCAATTATCTTTTAGCCGCTACATTTGGAGAAATAAGCACACAGCTGTTAAAGCAGCTGATTTATTCTTTTAATTCGCAAGCGTCCGAAGATGGGAGTGGTGACGATTCCGGAACTTTTGGCGTGGATCAATTTTGTTCTTTACGGGATAATCATGCAGGACCGATAAGGATTGCCCCACTCGATTGTGACGGGCAGGAATTAACGGATCTCGAAGATATCCTTAATTATTATGACGTTCTGGCAATGGTAGATGAAAATCTTATCAATTGGAGTGTTGATACTCAAAGAAACATACCAGTGTCATTTTACATCTACCTTAAGGAATTCGGTGATGATCAAGTTGGTGGCGGTCCTGCCGCTGCATTTGGTTATTACGGTGATCCTTCGGTGGAATTGGTCCCCGCGACTGATTGGCCGGATCTCGAAGGTCCACAGATTACATCGGCTATTGCATCAAGTGCTACACAAATTGATCTCATTTTTAATGAGACTGTAGCTCTTGTAGGTGGCAGTTATACAGCCGGTATAATTGTCAAAGTCAATGATGATTGGGTAGCGCCGACTACTGTTATTGTAGCTACTAATACGTCTACTATAACGCTGCCGGCAGCTTCAATTTCTTCCGGTGATATTGTCGAGATTTCGATCTCTGATAATGTTTATGAAGATACAGAGAGCACACCAAATATTATGGAAGAGGTTAACAACCTAGTTGTTACCAATTCCGTACCTTAGTAAGTAATTAATACGGGGAGGGCTGAAACCCTCCCTTTTTAAAAATAAAATTATGGAGAATAATTATTATGGGATTTAAACTTAAAAAATTAAAATTAGACCTAGAACTGGATTTAACTGTATACATCCCCGGAGAGGCGGGCGTAATTAATCCGGTTAAAACATCGCCAGAAGATTTATTTAATTGGATGAAACACTGTACGAAGATTGGGGAAGAAGCCACAATTTTACAGAAGGATAAAAAGAAAACAGATAATCAGAAACTTGATAAGGCGCGTGATCATTTAATTAGTCAGATAGATTATTTATATGAAAAAGGAAATTCCTATTGGAAAGCAATACCGTTTTCTTTATTGACGGATATAATATCATATATTCAAAAGGAGGTTGATAAGACAGAAAAAAAGTAGCAAGGGTACATGAGATTTTATTTTTTAAATCTCATGGTTTTACCCTTGACGAAATTGACAGAATAAATGATGAATTTAAAGACGATCCTCAATATTATAATATCCTGCAAAAAGAATTGCAGAATGATAAAACGAAGGATGGATATATAAAAATGTTAAATGATAGCACTGTTATGAGTACATCATTTTCCGCTGTCCAAAATAAAAAAGGCCATGGGGCATTTAAAAAATTCCAAGGTCGGTTAAAACATATTCTCCATAATATTGGAATGGAAGAAATTACAAAAAAAAGTCCTACTGTTTGGGATAGATTGAGGAGTAAAAAATAAAAAATGTTTGATGCGGGCGCTGTCGTAGGTGAAGCGATACTAAAAACCGGTAAATGGACTAGCGGTGTAGGTGTAATCAAGAAAACCGCTAAAACTGTAATCGGTGCGGCTGCCAAAATAGCAAAAATAGGCTTTGCGGCTGTCACTGCTGGTATGACTGCCTCTATTATCCAAGCAAATAAATATCAAAAAGAATTCGCTAATGTATCAACTCTGACAAATCAGAATACTGAGGCTCTTCAAAAAATGAGTCTGGGACTATTGTCCCTCGATTCTGAGTTAGGCAGTACACGGGAATTAACAAAATCAATGTATGATGCGATTTCTGCCGGTGCAAAACCTGGCGCGGAAGCTCTGGAGACTATAACCAATGCGGCAAAATTTGCTAAAGCTGGATTAGCAGATAATGCAGCAAGTGTTAAATTATTATCAGCCGCGACCAATGCCTATGGACGGGAAAATCTTTCCTCGGAAAAAGCCGCCGATATATTTTTTACTACAATAAAAAAAGGTGTTATTACCGGGGAAGAATTAGCGGCGAATATTGGTAATTCAGTACCTCTTTTTGCTTCAATGAAAATTCCTCTTGACCAATTGGCTGGCGGCATGTCTGCTATGACAAAAATGGGTGTAGGCGCGGCAACTGCCACAACACAATTAAATGCTATTGTTTCCGGTTTTTTAAAACCGTCAGAAGCTTTGACAGAAGAGCTTAAAGCCCAAGGTTTTGCTTCTGGTCAGAGTTTTATAGAGGCGAATGGTTTAACAGGTGCCCTGGAATTGCTCAATAAAGCCACTACGGAAAATGGCAAGGAAATAGCACAATTATTACCAAATCAAAGAGCTATGAAAGGCGTTTTAGCCCTCAGTGGTCAGGGAGCAATAGAATACGCGGACGCATTAAAAGCTATGGAAGATTCCTCCGGGGCCGTTGACACGGCATTTAGGAAGCAAGAAAAGACATTCGCCACATTTAAAAACGAACTTGGAAAAACCTCTATTATCGTTGGTAATATCGGAAAATCATTTATAGATGATATAGCCGTTGGAGCACAAGAAGCCCTCGAGTCCGTAAATCAATTTTTGGTATCCGGTGAAGGAATGCGCGTTTTTAGTGAGATAGCGGCCAAAGTAGGGGGGGCATTTGGTGTAATAAAGACTTTTGGACAGGAGGTTTTTAATTTATTTAAAGATGATTTATTTAAAGCGATTGACGATATAAAAACAGAATTTGGTGAATTGTTTGAAGAATCATTGAGTACAGCGGATGTATTTAATTTTTTGGCCAGGGCTGTTGATATTTTAGGAGCCGCTTTTAATATTGGGATTGCTATAGTTAAGGGATATATAATTGTTTATATTGATCTCATCAAAATAGCTGCCAAGGTAGCTACTGTTATCGGTAATTTATGGGATGTAATTACCGGTAAAAAAACACTTGCGGAAACAAAAGACGCTTTTCTGGCGGTAGGTGAAGCAGCCAAAAATTTAGGAAAAAATCTAGTTGATAATGCTATTGGCGTTGTGGAAGAGGCAAAAGAACAATGGGCCAGCTTAACAGACGATCAGGAAATGAATGCCGCTGTTTTTGCTAAATCCTGGGAAGAGGGAAGCAAAGCCGCAAGTGATATGGTCAAAAATAAATTTGTCTCGATGGTTTCTGGAGTAAACAAAGGTAGCAAAGAAATTACAGATACAAGTGATGAAACTACAAAAAAAGTAATTGATAATGAAAAAAAGACAACAATTGCCACTGGTCAAGAAATAGAAAAACGAAAAGGATTTTATAATGGATGGACTGAATTTGTAGAGGAAAATTTAAAAACAACTCTTGATAAATTTATGTTTTGGGCTGATAGAGTTTTGGAGTTTATGGGTAATATGTTTTCCGGTATCAGCGAAATTTCCGGAATTCATTATCAAAACGAAAAAGATAAAATTACACTTGCGAATCAAGAGCAATTAACCGCTATCAATGAGCAATCCGCTGCCGAACAAGCTGCATTATTGGCAAAATTAGATGCTGGGCTTATAACAGAGGCCGAATTTAACACACAATCAGAGGCTAATGAAAAAAAACATGCTTTAGCAAGAGAAGCTATTGAAAAAGAAGCAGCAAAAAAAACTAATGATATAGCAAAAAAACAATTTCAAGCACAAAAAGCTTTTCAAATTGGTCAAACCTGGATGGATGCGGCAAGGGCAGCCCTTGGTTTTTGGTCCTGGGCTGCCCCTCTTGGGCCTCCTGGGTGGACTGTAGCAGGAATAATGACAGCCGCTACCGTAGGAATGGCAACCGCTAAAACAGCCGTAATAGCAAAACAACAATTTGTACCTTCATTTGCGGATGGTACCAGATCTGCCCCCGGTGGATTCGCAAATGTAGGCGAAAAAGGAATTGAGCTTGTAGGTGATCGAAATTCTAATTTAATGGAATTAGCCCGAGGCGCACAAGTATTGCCAAATAACGTGACAGAGGGCTTATTGTCCGATGCCGGTGAGCGTGGAAAAACGGAGATTAATATTAATAATCCAGTCGTGCGCGAGGACCAGGATATACCAAAAATAGCTCAAGCCGTATCAAGAGTATTAGCAAGGGAATTGAAATTTGCATGAATTTACAAATAAGAACACGAGATAATACAGTTTTTAACTTTAAAGCCCGGACTAAAAGCATTCAGGTGATAAGAGAGACCGGGGATATTGATCTTGATATTATTGAGAAGTCGTTTACCCCTGGAGCTCTATTCTCAGGTGACAGGAGAGCGCAATCTAAAAATATTGGATTTTCTTTTTTAATCGGCAAAAAAACGGAAGCGGAGTATAGACAAGAATATAACGATTATGTAAATTACGCTTCCAGAGCTGAATATATAGAAGACATGGACCATGATATCAGGATAAAAGTAGAATTCTTATCTCATATCGATAGGCCAACAAGTGAAACCGGCACTATTTTAGGTACCGGCAGAGTAGAATTATCGTTTAAAATCCTAACTCCCTTCTGGGAAGATTTAACCGAAATCACAAATAATGTTTCCGGGACTGAATTTACAACCGCTATCAATAATAGCGGCGCTGCCGAAACTCCGGCAAAATTTGAGATTGCCACAACTTCCCTATGTGATTTAATCCAGATTTTTATAACGGATCCGGTTCGTGGTATCGAAATTCAGGATCTTGCATTTGGTAGCGATTCTACGCTGGACGATTATATTATCAATAACGAAACCGGTGAAGCATTACTCGGAGACGATGAGATTGATCGTACAAGTCGCATAAGTAATGGATCCGGCTTTTTTGATTTCCCGATTGGAAATTTTACGCTTAATTTCAAATTTTCCGTTTCCGTGAATGTCGCGATTAAATACCGGAGACGTTATTATATATGATATCTAATGGTCTTGGTTCTTTTGCCAATTTGGGCGCCGGATATGGTTTACGCCTAGGTGGGCTCGATATTCAAGAACAAGAAATATCAAATCTTAATGAAGATACGCCCGGTTTAGTCGCGTTTTTTATTTCACCCTCTGGCGAACAGGTGGCTTATCTGCAGACAGGTAGAGGCCAGGGCGCGAAATTAGAATCTGAATTATCGTTTAGAAAATATGGAAACCTTGATAATTTCAGTATTGAGATTGCACGGGCTAATAAATTGCCAATTTTTACCGGTATGGATGTCCAATTTATTTATAAAAATAAAAAGTTTGCATTTGGGTATGTCGAAGATGTGCCGGCATCGGACCAAAATGGCGGCACGGTTAGAATAACCGGTTCAGGATATGCAAAAAAACTAAAAGACAAAAAAATAACCTTATCTGTGACAAACGATACAGTAAACGAAATAATTGAGACTATCGGGACCACATATTTTTCGGACCTGGGTATTAATTATTCTGCCACAAAAAATCAGGCACCGAGTACAAACATAGCATCTGCAAACTGGAAAAATAAAAGCATTGAAAAAATAATCGAGGATCTTATATCTGTCAGTAATGAAGATTTTGAAACTGTAGAGTATATTTATGGCATTGATTCCGTAGGGAGTTTTTATTTTAACGGGATTGAAAGCAATTCGCCCAAAAAAGCATTTGGAGAAGGATTTAAATATCAAAAAGCCAAAACAGAAGAAAATTCACAAAATATTGTAAATCGGGTAGAGGTTTACCGGGCAACATCGGCAGACCCCAAAACTACAGAATTTGTAGCTACTTACGAAGATTCTGATAGTATTGATAATAATGGTATCTATGAGCGAAAATTAACAATATCCGATTTTGTTGATACCACAACGGCCCAAAAAATTGCAGAAGGAATTATCCAAGATAATAAAAACCCTAAAACTAGAGTTTCAATAGAAGATTTATTGATAGAAGAATTTCTTGATTTTGATTTTTATGTCCTTAATAATAAGCTTCAAGAGCAAAAAAATATTATTTCTGAGTTTGTGGCATTGACAGACTGGGATCAGACGCTTACAACGTCTACAATTGCTCTACGAAGTACTACTGTTTTTAGCGGTAGGCAATGTTATCAATGGGATATTGATAACTCAGTCGGTGATTTTATTCAAAAAGATATCGGGTATTTTCAGCCTCAGTTTTTGAGGCTTTATTTAAGGCAAGATACTGCCGGCGAATATTTACAAATTACGATAAATGGAATTATAGGTAATATTTTAACCAATATGGTAACTAATGTCCCTAAAAACTTTGTTACTAATGTCCCTAAAAATATAAAAGTTGTCACTTTGCAAACAACGCCGACCGGAATACAGACAATCGGTGTACCGACTGCCAATGAATGGATAGCTGTAAATATTGATTTAACCGGATTTTTTAAAGTTGATAGTGTGAAAATTGAAATTACCGAAACGGATGCTGTAGAAATATTGATTGATCGTATGGAGATATATACAGAATCGTATGTTAGACGGAATTTATCACTTCAAGAAATTACTTATAAATTCGGTAGTTCATCCGTTAAGGCTATAGATGCGACCTTTGGCCAGGATAAAATCACATTAACCGAAAAATTGAACAAAATTGATAAAAAAAATACAATAGCTTATGATATATTTAGCAAACAATAGGAATTTATATTATGACAATATCAGCTCCCGATTATAGATATAATCCATTCGATCAAACATTTTCTTCCTTTGGACATGGTTATTTGGGAAATCCAAAAGAGGTGCATGTTATTCCATCAAGTGCTCCATATTATGTTTATTTAAACGAAATACCCCGTGATGATTCTCCAAGCACATTACTTGTAAATGAACAGGGGGGATCATCCTGGACAGAGGTAAGTTTTTCAACTTCTCCGGCTGCTGGTCAATTTAGGGCAGTATATGGCGGTGATGAAACAAAACCGATTTCTATTGTAGGTCAAGGAACTATAGAATTTAATTCTGCAGATGCTGGCAAAACTATGGAATTTGCTTATTATGGTATGGGGGCTATAGTCCAAAATCAAATATTTAATAAAATATTAGAGGGCTTTTATGGGGCAGCTGATAGTTTTTTAGCGTCATTAATATCGACTGATACTATAAATGAAAAAACAGCGAATGCAGGTGTTACTATAGATGGTGTAATACTAAAAGATGAAGTTGTCGAAGCTAAAGAAATTTATACAATACAACAAACATATGATTTTTCTGGTACAACAAATGTTTCGCATGATTTTAGTTTACCTAATTTAGGTGGAACAGCATCTGAAAATTATTTTGTACAGGTAAAAATTTATGGAGGCGATACATCAAAGACTGCTTTACATTCTGGGCTTTTTAAAGGTTTTAATCTTAGTGCTTTTGCTACTTATGATCAATTAGGAACTGATAAAAAAGGGGGTGCCATTACCGCTTTTAGTGTGGGTGCATCACCAGTTACTGATATAAGAGTTACAGCTACATTAATTTCGGCATTTTCTGGAACTATTTATTTAAGAGTTTTGACACTTGGTCCAGTATAAAAAATAATTATTAAAAATATTATTATTTATTATAATTATGTCGATAATATTATTACAACAAGGAGTATGTAAATGAAAAAAATAACAATAATGATTTTTATAATAGTAGCGACTTTTTTAATGAATTGTCAGCCTCAACAAGTTATTACTTTAGAAGAACCAATCAGGATATATATTGAAGATGATATCCCGAAAACAGGTATTAAGATTTGGGATAAACAAATTATTTGGGTTGGTTCAAACGAAAAACCCGATGTAAAAATTCTTAAAACTAATTATTTACCGAAAAATTATTATGCAATGGAAACACATAGATTTACAAGATTTGGTAGATTAATTAAACCAGTTTATATTCATGTCAGAAAAATAAATGATATAGTTATAGCCCATGAATTTGCTCATTTATTAGGTAGAGTAGATAGCTGTGAGGATGAAAAATCTATAATGTGTTCTTCATATACTGCAATTTATAGATCTTTCGAATGGTTCACAGAATTTAAAAAAGATAAATAAAATGAAAAAAATAATTATAATCTTATTATTATTATCTTTTTGCTTTTCAATTAATACAAATTGGTCAAAACATGAGGAATGGAAAATAATTATCAAAAAAGAAAATAAGAAAAAGAAAATAGGAAAAGTTTTTTTATTTATTATTGGTGGATCAATACAGGCGTATATAATAGGCTCTAGCATAAAATATTATAAGGAAAAATAATGACAGTCACACAACAAGATGTTATCGACAATGCATCGGAAATAGCTCAATTAATAAACGCAGCTCCGGCAGATGTCGATATAAATGCCCTCCCGGAAGAAACATCATGGGCCGATACTGATTACGCACATATCCAAAAATCGGGCGTTGATAGCAAGATCGAAAAGCAAAATATGGATATCGCTGGCACAGACGCGGACGCAATACATGATAATGTTGCTGGCGAAATAAACGCTATCACTTCTAAGGGTACACCTATTGCCGCTGATAAGCTAATAATCGAAGACAGCGCCGCGTCATGGGCTAAAAAATCAATTTTATTAACTGATTTACTGGCTAGTGGTGATGCAATATCTTCCACAAAATCAGATAATTATACTATTTTGGATACAGACGCAGCCCGAGCGTTTTATTTATCTGGGGCAGCTGCTAATAAAATATTTACTCTTCCAACATTAGCAGATAATTTAGACAAAGAACTTTTATTTATTAATTTGGATTCTACTTATGAATTACAAATCAAAGGAGAAGGATCAGAAAATATCTCTCATTTGGGTATAACGCAAAATACTATTGATATCGAATTGCAGGGTAGTGGATTTTCCTGTAAAGCAACATCGGCAGGATGGGAAGTTACAAAAATTATTGGTGCCGAATTAAGCTCAATTAATAGTGTACTTGAAATGATTTATACTAAATATTTTCTTGGAACTACAGATGCAGATTCAAAAACTGATGTTGCGCATGGTGTAGTGGCTGCTAATATTTTAAATGTAATAGCTAATATTTATGATGGAACATTATATAGAGTAGCTGAATTATATGCAGGTATATCCGCTAATATATCTTTTCAGGTTTATTACAATGCAACTAATATTAGTATGGATGGAGTTGGGGCGAATGTACAATCAAAAGCATATAAAATTAAAATGGATTATTATATTTAAAAATTTAAAATAATTGACCGTCTTTTTCCTGATCTTCTTTGGGAGGATCTTCTTTTGATGGTCCCGGATCTGGCGCAGGTTTATTCTCTATGACTTTTTCGGCAGGGACATTATCAGTATTCTGATTTTCGATAACATTATCAAGCCGGCTCTCTGCCCGGTCTGCAATATCCATATTATTGTACTGTTCGGCCTCCTGTGCCTCTATTTCGTCGAGTTGTGCTATCCCCTCGCATTTTCCGATATAATGCTTTAGGACGGATTTGAGGGCCGTTTTTATTACTTGCTCTTCATAATCTGTCTGCCAGGGGGATCCATCTTTAGAATTATTTTTTATAGCGTATTTGTAGGAATCAGAATAGCGGTCCCTGGTATTATGAATTTTGTCAATTGCAACAAATTTCACAATGTCAATATCCTCGGAGTTAATCCGGACGCATTTTACCCATACTCCAAGAATTTGGGTATTAGCTGTTTTAATTGGATCACTATCGTGGATAATTTCCCCGGTGGATTCTTTTACAAGCAATCGTTCGTATCCTTCCCGGACGACACCCCAAATCACATCCTTAAAGATTGCAGTAGCTCCGGTAGTTACAACATATCTATAACCATCCTGAGTGGGTACAAATGTAGCGATATATTCCCCGGTAAATTTTCTGTCTACATATTTTTTCCGGGGCACGATATAAGCATGGGGTCGGATACCGCCGACATTCATGCCAAGTTGGACCGCTTTACAAAGCGCCATATAAATTTGAAATAGCCCTTCCCTGGAGGCCATTAATGGTTTTAAACTTTCCTGATTGGAGAGATTCATAATTGCTTTTTGAAAATATATTTCTTTTTTCTTAATGGACATATAAGAAGGCCGCGCGATCCACATTTGATCTTGATAATGATGGACCATATCCCGGATACCGGTACGGCCTTTTGTTTCGATAGCAAAAAACTGAGTTTCTTTTGCTGGTAAAGTTTCTTGTTTTTTAATCATAATTGATCCCCTTGTTATTTTTTGCCGCGCATTTTATGGCGAAATCTTTTTTCGGCATTTTTATTGCCAGAATTATGCGCTGTTAATTTTTTACCTAAAATACTATGATGATCCTTTTTACTTACTACCGGCTGGATATCTTTTTTTAATTTATCAATTTGTTTTGAGGTCATTTCTTCGACTTTTACCGGAATAGCATAGCCCTCATTTTCGGCCTCTGCTATACTTGCAAATTGTTTTATATTTCCTTCACTATTCATAATTGATCCCCTGTTTATAGTTAATTTTTGCTTTTTAAGCGACTGTCATTTTCTGCAATAAAAGTTTTAATTTTATCGATAAATGGAAAAACTTTTTGCCATTGTTTTTTGTAGAGAGTTACCGGAAATCGTCCTAGGCCATAAAGAGAAACGGCGCCTTTTTCAGAAACTTTCAGAGTTAATTCTCTGTTTTCTCTGGCTTTTTTATCAGCTCGTAATTGCTCTAATTCTTTTTTGTCGTCTTCATTCATAATTAAAACCCCTTGTAAATTGATAATTAATTATACACCTAAAAACATATTTTGTCAAGAAAAAAATTAAAAATTATTGGATTTTTTGTTAGCAATTAATTCTTGAAATCGTATTATTAATTCACCAATCAATAAATCAAAATCTTCATTTGGTCTGGCGGGTGAATTTCTGCATGGGATTGAGTAAGTTTGATAAATATTGTCTGTCAGTTTATCGATTTTTTTTAATAAATCGCTATCTGTTAAAGTGCATTTTCTGAATGTGGCTATTGTATTCATATTAAAAACTCAGCTTTTTATAGCCTTCTCCCTGTTTTATGAGATTATTTTCTTCCAAAGATTTATAGATATCGGGAAATTTTTTTTGATTTTCTTTTGATGCTGATATCGTCTTACGACCGTCGATAGTCGATATTTTAGCAATCGTCTTACCATCTGGCGTACCAAGTACGGAATCTTCCCCGATGATAGCGCCTACAGCCGTTTTTATTTCATCGATTTTAGCATCATTTTTTTTATTAATACCCTCTAAACGTTTTTTTTCATCTTTCATTAATAGCACATCGTCGAGCTGGCCCCCGGAAATAATCTTGGTAGTTTTTTTCTGATTAGGAAATAACAGTCCGAGATCTTTAAATGTGATCGGTTTCGGAGGGCAATCCTTTTGAATGCAATCCCAAAAATTCGCAACCATTGCAAGAATTTTTTCCTGAATGCGTTTATTGGCGTAAATTAAGCCATATTCGTTATAATCAGATGTATCAATTAAAACTGCTGCCCAAGTCGCAGGAATATCATAAACAAACATCTGATATTGCATTTGCAGATATGTAGCAGCCGGGATGCCTCCCTCTCCCTTTATTTCTTTGGACCATCCAAAATCCGATGAATCCCGACGTTTCCCGGCATAGTATCCGGTAGTTTTAGCCTCTACGATATAAGGGATCGCTTCTGCCGGTGTTTCAATAATTTCCTGGCAATCTTCTCCAATACAAGGCGCGGAGTGTCCGGGTTCAATTTCATTGAGAGTTCCGCATTTTGGGCAATTGATAAAATAATCCCCGCGCGTGTTAATCATATCAGCATGGGCAACTGCAAATTCATATTCTGGATGCTGGCAACTTGTGAGTATTTCGATCCCGTTTTTTCCGTACGGATTATTCCGGGCGTGATGCTCTGCCATAATATCACCGGTTTTTTCTTTTTTGCGATTGTAAAGGAATTCGCGGAGAACTAGCGGTTCTAGATGATTACCCCATTTCGTTTTATTATTCCCCTGGAAAGATTCCGCGCGACCGGTTTTTTCCATCCATAGCGTGACCGGCGATTTATTCCAGTGTTTATATAATCCGGCTAGGACCGGAATATCAGATGATCCGATCCCTTTGGCCCGTTGTGCGTGGAAATGCTCTTGATTTTCGATGTAAATAAATGGATTCATGATAGTTCCTTAAAAAAGATAATAGTAATATGGTTTGGTAAATTATCGGTTTCATTACCTATCATAATTCTAAGATTATCAAGATCTTTTTCACTATTAATCACTTTATTGGTTTTAAGGATTAGACTATCCAGATATTGCGAAGATCCGCAACGATGCACCGCAAACGAAATAAAATATTCCATAATCGAAACCCCTTTAACTATATTTTTCTAACTTCGATATTATAAAATGGATAAAACGCCTAAAAATATTTTTTATTGGCTCATCACGTTCAGTATCATATAATTTACATTTTTCTAAAATTTTAATTTTAATTTTTATATAAGGTATATCCGGTTCTTTATCTTCAATAAAAATATGTGTATCTTTTCCAATTTCCCATTCATCTTCACTTGTTACTGGTATATATCTAATCACAAAATCCCCCTAAATTTAAATATCACCCAAAAATCTTTTCTAATGCTCTTCGTATGATATCCGAAATTGAACGCTCTTTTTTTTCAGCCTCTTCCTCAATCGCATCACCGACTTTTTGCGTAACAACGGTATTTAATTTCACTGGATATCTGTTTTTTTTCTCTGTCCATTTTTGACCTTTTTTCCCTGTCATTTGTTAGCTCCTGGAAGTAATTATATATTATAAATCATATTTTGTCAAGATTTTATTTTTTTTAATTATTGTCAGAAAAAATCTCTATCTACACAATTTGATGGTAAATCCTGGCGATTGATTCCAGCTTGTTTAAGTAGGGAATCTTTCCAATAAATTTTTTTATCATATAAAGTATTATTGATTATTTTAATGAAATTTTGTAATAATGGAATATTATATTTTGTTTTACTTTTTAAGCCTATTTTAAAATGATCGCAAAATCCATAACACTGCATTATCATTTCTCTAGAATTTTCTAATTTTATAATCGGCTCGATACTTGCCCAGGTTTTATAACCTCGTTCTTTGAGTGTTTTTATTGCCTGGATTCGTTCGGCATTGGTAGCGCATCCTGGTTCAAGTTCGTCGTGACCGGTTAACGTAAAACCAACTGATATATTTTTATTTCGTAAAACAATTTTATCAAGCCACCATGTTTGTTTAGTTGAAATTTTAACCGGTATATCATTTTTTTGGCAATATATAATTGCTTTATGATTCAGATAATATGTACTTTTTAAAAAAGGATCACTATTGAAATTAAAAAACAATCCATCTTTTTGTAATTCTTTTTTATTTTTTTTAATTTCTTTTATGAAAATTTCATAAGCAGTCCATTCATTAATTAAACTTTTTTTTAATTTTGGAGTAGTGGACCAAAATTGATTTAATGGAGGATCTTTTAGATAACAATAAGTACAATTACCGGAGCATCCATTATAAAAATTTGCGGCCCATTTGGAATATTCTGCCGCTTTTGGTTTTGGATTATAAATAATTTTTCCTTTATACATTATTATTTCCTTTTGATTAATAGACTTTATTTTTTATTGATTCTTTGTAATGATTCCAGGCTCCACGATATGCCATCCAACGGCAACATAATAACTCACTATATAGATCCTCATTCATCCACCATCTATAAAGTTCCACGTATTGATCCCATACAACATGATATCCTGGTGGTAATTTTTGAGAAAATTTTATGATATGCAAATCTTTTGGGATATTATAATTATTCAAAATGATACCTTATCGGTGAGGAAACAATTTAGCAATTTTTTTTACAAGCATTATCAAAAGAGATAATTTTATTATTGCAATAAGTACTATTGCAGTTATGATTATTTTTAGTATTAACATTTTTTCTCCAAGATTTTTAATATTTTATTAGCAATCTTTTTATCTTTTGATTTTTCAATAGTTTTTTTAATTTTATTAAGTTCATTTCGAAATTCTGTTCTCTGGGTTGCTTTCCCTCTTAAAAAAGCTAACCAAATTGCACCCTCGAATGAATCTAATATTTTTCTTATATTTTTAGTATGATCTCTAGATAATTTTATTAAATGTTTAGGTTTTTGGGCTAGTGTATATTTTTTTATCATTTGTTTTCCAATATTTTTAAATGACATTTGCATTCAGTACAGATATCGGGTTTATTGTTGCTGGGTAGTCCGCAAATTTTACAAGTCATATTTATTTCTCCAATAAATCATCAAGACCGCAAGTGCAAATTTCTGAAAATGCTTTTTCACAATTTTCTTTATGTTCGACGTAATCTAGTAATTTTCTTTTTTCATCGATAAGCTTTGATTCGTTATCGGTAATTACCGATGTGAATTGTGATAGTTCTAGAAATAATTTATCAATGCTTTCTGTAGTTGGTTTTTGTTTTGACATGATTATATCCTTATTATTTTTTATCAGGATTGATAAATGGTTTATCAGTTTCAATTAATTGTGGCTGTAATGGAGTATTAAAAGTCCATTGTCGTAACCAAATTTTTCCAGTAAAAAGTAATTTTATTCTATTTAAAATACCAATTTTCCAACAACTAATTATTTCTCCTTTTTCGTCTTTTGATATCCATGCTGGCAAAGTCATATACTCATCTTGTTTTTCAGCGATTTGGTTTGTCATTTCTTTAAATTTTATCGGTTTATTATATTTTAATTTCATAATTATATCCTTATTGTTTTTGATATCGTTGGCCATACATGCTCTACCCAGTTACGATGATAACCAACCATTTTTGACAATGCCCGGATCTTATCCTTATCGCCTAATTGATGCGCCATAGCCCACATAGCTTTGTGGCGTTTCCCTTTTTCCATTCCTTGGATTTTTGCCACAAATTCTGCTAAATTGCGGGTTTCTCCCTGGATCATTTCAGAAGGGAGTACTTTTGATAATTCGCCTTCGATTTGTTCAATATTATCTTCTCGGGCCTGGGATGCTGCGTACTCAAAATCATGGCCGCAAACGATACATTTTAACGGTTTTCCTGGGAGAACTAGTAGGCAGGATGGACAACGTGTGATCTCCGGCGGTTTTTCTTTTTTCGCTTTGCGTTTTTCTTGGTTAAGGCTCCATGTCCTATCATCGAGCACGTGACCGTGTATAAAGACGTTTCCGCAATGGTCAAGGATAAAAGCGCCTGTTTTGCCTGGGTATATCCGTAAGGCTCTTCCTGCTTGCTGAAGGTATACAGCTAAACTCATAGTCCTGCGTAACATTATACAACCGGCTATTACGGGAATATCAACACCCTCGGAAATGACTTCACAGGAATTTATATTTTCAATAGTGCCATCACTGAGAGCTTTTATCATATTTTCCCGTTCTATCCGGCCTAATTTGCCGTGAATAGTCATTGATTTAATTTCAGCATCGTTAAAACTATCATTCATCGTTTGGCAATGTTTAATTGAAGGGCAAAACGTTACCGTAGGCATATGATCTAAAAATTTACGTTTGTGTTCTATAACATCGCCGACAATTACCCGTTTTGACATTTCAATTGTTTGTTCTTCTTTGTCAAAATCCCCGCGCGTCATGTGATATTTTTTATTAGAGGCTTTTTCGCTGCTGAAAATATGCGGCTCTGATAAAAAGCCTTTTTGTACCAATTCAGCTACTTGGGGGCCGTGTATCATAATATCAAAGAGATTTCCTAATCCTTGCCCGTCCAGACGTTCGGGTGTGGCTGAGAAGCCAACGCGAGGGACATCATAAAAATAATTTAAAATTTTACTCCAAGTTGGACTACAAGAATGATGGCATTCATCTATTATTAATAAATCTGGTTTTGGAATTGATTGCAGTCTGTTTATCAGAGTTCCAACCATGGCGACTTGTATCAAATCCCGTGTCATTGGCGAACCGCTGGCAACCTGGCCACATGTGAGACCGAAGCCAAAAAGCTTTTTTATAGTTTGTTCTAAAATTTCCCGGCGATGGGTAAGAATTAAAACCCGTTTTCCTTTTTGAAATACAGCATTGCAGATCCACGAAAACATAATTGTCTTTCCGCTGCCGGTCGGAGACTGGACCAACGGGGCCATGAAACCGTTTGACAATGCGCTGCGGGCATCGGTTATAATTTTTTGCTGGAAATCGTAGGGTTTAAACATTATTTTTTTTCTAATTTTTCGATTCTTTTGGATAATTTTTTACAGCTATTACTTAATAAAATTATTGCAATACATAACAATATGATAGCTATATTCAACATAAATATTGCACACCCCCATTTTTTTGCTCTTTGGCTATTTTCGATATCCCGCCAGACATCCTGACGATATCATGCCATTTTTGCTGGTCCTTTGATATCACGTCATTGACGGATTTTATTTCTTCACTGGTAAAAATAGCCATTTTTTTGCCAATCATTTCGGGTGTGATTATAACCTCTTTCCAGCCAATGAGATCCCCGGCTCCGGGATATAGACCAAATTCAAAGAAGCGGGGATTTTCGATTATAACAATTTTCCGTTCTTTGCTATAGGATGATTTTCCTTGCCAGGCTTTTCCGCGATGATTACGAAATAATTTTATACCGTTTTTGGATTCGTTTATCATCACCTGGGAAGTGATTGAATTTGTGCGGTTAATTTTTTCGGGTTTTGGTTTATTCATGATATAAAAATCCTCCAATAAAAAAACATTATTTCAACAGATATATGGCCCTTGACTTTATCAATATCATTATTTGGAAATTTATTTATTGAAAAACCAATTCTAAGATAATTACCAAAACCAAAACATAAAGCAAATATAGCATAATTATTTATAAAATGATTAATATATTTATTATTATCAATTCCTATCCCCATTTTTGATCTCCATGTACATTTCTGTAAGCATTGATAAAAGCTTCAATAAGTGGGATTTTTTTCTTAATTTTTAAATTTTCTTTTTCAAGTAAAAATTCTTTTAATTCAGCATTGATAATTATTGCTTTGATAGAGAGACCTTTATAATCGAATATGAAAATTTCAATGTTTTTTTTCATTTTTTTCCCTGTTATTGTCTTGTATTTTATTAAATTCTTTACGTGTATATTTGCGCTGAATTTTAAATCTTATATTATGACTCCATTGACTAAATTTTCGCATTGATAAAAATCTAAAATTTGGAAAAGGTGAAATATAAAAAGATATACTAAACCATGTCAATCTAATGGTTATTTTTTTTTCATTTCGGTAATAATGAAAAATACCAAGAGCACTACCAATCGATGATATATTTAATATATATAAATCTCTAAATGATGCTGCCGGAAGTTGTGGCTGTAGTGGATCATTAAATGTCATTTGTTGGAAAAATATTTTTCCAGTAAAAATTACTTTCAATTTTTCCGAAAAAGACAGCTTCCAGCAACTGGTTATTCTTCCGTATTTATCATTTTCTTGTCTATATGCTGGCAATGTTTGGTATTCTGGTTGCTTCTCTGCTATTTTACAATTTGTGTATTTAAAATTTATTGGTTTCATTTTTTCCTCCGTTTCCCCAATTCCTGGCCGATTGCAGACGATGAAACATTATAATTATTGGATGCTCTATGAACGGCTTCATTACCTTTCATGCCTTCTTTTATTAATTTACTTGCCTGGTCGACTGCCTGTTGAAAATTTGATGGTCCTTTGTTATACTCAATTGTCAGTTTGTCGAGTTCGTCTTCTGATAAAATTGTAGCGTCAAATTTCAATTTTGCTGTATGGATTGTTTCGATATTGAGATCGCTTTTTTTTATGAGTTCAATTTCTTCGTTTGTGTAGGACACTTTGTCTTCAAAAATTATTCCGTCTTTTGTAAATCGGAAATGTTGATTTAATTCTTTGGATAAATAGACTTTATTTTTCAAATTAAATCCTTTATTTGCCTAAATAATAATTCAGCTATTTGAGGGACAATTGCATTTCCGAGTCCTTTAAGGCGGTCCACTCTATGGGGTATCCCATCATCCATTCGATCCATGCTATGTTTAGGTTCGGTATTTCTGTCAAATCCATTTGTCGATATCTTTTGCTTTTTTTGTTTGTTCGAAAATGACCCCTCGCATGAAATGCTCTGGGGGTATGCCATAATCCAGATCCTTTCTCTCCTGTGCGGTGCACCCATGTCCTCTGCCCGTATATCTTGCCATTCCGCATCATACCCGATTTCGGCAAGGCTCCCGAGTACGGCATCAAGCCCCCGAATAGTGAGAGCTCCAACGTTTTCCATAATTGCGAATTTCGGTCGTAACTCGCTAATAATCCGCGCATAGGCAAACCAAAGACCAGACCTTTCTCCTTCAATTCCTACTCCTTTTCCTGCTATTGATATATCTTGACACAGTTACGGGAAGCCGCCAGTGATAATCCAATCACCAGCAACTTCCGCCGTATCCTCCTTTCTTTTTATAGGTTTATTATTCTTATGCCATTTGTGGTGACATTTTTGACAAAGCCACTTAATTGTTAAAGGCTTATTATAATCATTATGATGAGCCTGAACAGATACCCGGCCATCTTTCATGAAGTTATATTCTCCGCATTCCTCACACGGCTCAGGTGTTAATTTTCCTTTTAAAATTGCTTTTTCTGTTATATGGTGAACTTTTTTATCTGAAAAAATACCTCCGCGATAAAAATTATTGTCTTCTCCAAATCTTAGTTTAGATCTTAAATCAATTCTTCTCCTTAATAAATCCCACATTGATTGTCTTGATACGCTATATCTTTTACCTAAATCACCAAGTGAATAACCCCCTTGATACATTTTAATAGCCTCTTCAACATCACACTCACGAAGTTTTTTTAATTTTCCTGCCATATCATCCCCCTGGATTAAGTATGGCTTATTATAATATTGTCTTGACACAGTGTCAAGTATTAACATATCACAGTTTATTTTTGTTATGTCCCCTAACTGAATACTATCCGGGAAACGCTCCTGATATAATTCTATTGGATATTTCTCAATCTCGCTAAAATAATGATTTTCAAATTTCATTCCTGCCCAATGGGCTCCAAGCGCAAACCCCCCTATACCAGAAAATAAATCAAGATAATTCAAAACGGTACCTCATCCGGCGTAGTCAAGTCCATTTTAATCTGATCATCTTCAATATCAAAATATTCTTTTGCAAGTTTCGTATAATCAATTATCACAGCTTTTGAATTTTTTTCGCCTATCCTGACGGATCTTAATTTTTTTTCGGCGTATTTATGGCGTTTTAAAATTTCCCCATATCGGGATACATACGGCGATTCTTTTAATAGATCCCGCAACATTTTATGTTCATATTGTATAGCTAATTCCTGTTTTTTCTCGATATATTTTATACCGTAACGGCCTAATTCTTTGTGATAAGATTCTTCCCCTTTAAATTTTGCGCCTAAATAAATTAATTCTCCAAGAGATTTATTGCCACCCTCCAGGCGAATATTCGAATCCAATAATTCGCGGATTACCATATCTTCGTCAGATTCAGAATTTTCCTCATATTCATTAATCCATTGCATAATAAAATCTTGGAATTTCTGATCCTCTGTTATTAGACCATCCTTAACACAATTATAAACAGCGGCAAAAAGAGGGGCTAAATTATCGGCCATACGCTGAGAGCCGAGCGCCCTAAAAATAATGTCTTTAATTAGTGGTATATTTTTTTCGATAACTGGCAATAATTTAAAAATTCTACGTCGGAAACGTCCTGGATCTTCCATTATTCCCTTGTCAAGAATTTTCAAAGTAGCTATTTTTTTTGTATTAAAATCAATATTGCCATTTAATCTGCATATTATAAAACGGCTTGCAATCGCCGCCCCTTCCATATGCGGTACAATGGAGGTAAATAAAAAGCTTTGACGCATTTTAAATTTATCCACTCCGCCATTTGCGGCGGCTATTGTAATCTCTCCGGCCCCGTCAGAGCTGGCATTTCTGGCAAGCTCTAATTGCCCGTCAAGTTTTTTTCTAGCTTCCTGGCTTTTGGGCTCTGTTTCGTCCAGGATAACCGGACAGCCATCTTGCCGGACAGATCGGCGTATTCCTGCCTCGGTGTCTTTTCCAGAGCCGATATGAGCAATGGGACCTACAAGAGGGGTAATTATATCGTCCAGAAGATATGATTTACCAATTTCCTTACGACCGGTCAACCAAATATGAGGACGCCATTTTAAAAAAGACGAAAATGGCGCGATTAAAGCAAAACCCATTATACAGACAGCCTCTAATTGCGTCATGAATTTTTGTGCAAAAAATAAATTTATTAAATCATATCCTTCCTCCGAAGTTGAAATATCGCCCGTTAAATCGCCAAAACTTTTACCGGATAATATATAAATATATTTTGAGTCAAAATTTTTAAAATCATATTTTTGACCATCATGGGTTATAATTCGCTTACCCTCATTTACAACTATTCGGCCATTGTCACGCCAGACACCGGCACCCCGTATAATATCGCTATCATAATACCCTTTTGTATGTGATTCCTGTATTAGCCAGTCGAGGGCCGGTTCACGGTCAAAACTGGTTTTTGCTGGGAAATTTATTCCCCACCACGAAAAGCGGGCCAATTCCAGCATCGCTCCTGTGGATATAGATCCCCGCGAAAAGCTTAACGGGACCGGCGCGGAATCCGGCAGAAACCAATGAAATTTATCAGTGAAACCTAAAATTTTAAAAGGCGGTGGCGGCAATCCGTTTTTATCGTGAGTTTTATCCGGGACAATTTCTTGCAAATTTTCTATTCTCGGACAATCTTTTATGAATTTCTCAATATTAATTTTATCGTCTTTTGCGTCTGCGATATCCCATTTTTTCGGTTTATCCTGAATATCAAGGATATCTATAGGGATATCTACCCATAATGATAATTGCTCTTTGATTGTCAGAGCTGCTTTTTTCCCGGGATCATCATTATCCGGCCATATAACGATTTTATCCAATTCTAGGGATATAATTGCCTTCCAGTCAGTTTTTTTTACAGCATTTGTACCACCGGGCCAAGTGAGAGATATAAATTTTTTAACCTTAATTTCGGCGCATTTCTGGCCCTCAACAATAATACCATATTTTTGTCCTTTGAATTTATCCAGTCCATAAAGAGGACGATTGGTTTTTACTGGGTATCCTTGGTGCCATGTATTATCAGTGGCGAAAAAATATGGTATATCGTCTTTTCCATTTTCGGTCTCGTGACGAATGACAGCCCATAGAAGATCTCCGGCAGCATTACGCCATGCCCAATTCTGGATAGCTTTTCCCCATTTATCAATTGACCATTGTTCTTTAAGTCGATTTTTTAATATGCCGATTGCACGGTTTTCGTCTTTTATAGGACACTCTGGGGTGAATTTATCACAGTTTTTGACTTTTTCGTCACGCTTTTCGCTATTATCAGGCAAAATTCCACCGGATTGAGTAATGATTTTTTCGGCTGCTTCGAGTTTTGAAAT